GCCATTGTCCTGGAAGTCGCTGCTGCGCTCCACCGTCAGGCGGCGGCGCAGCGTGACGGTCTCGCCGGCGGCGGGCGGCTCTGCGAGCGTCACGGTGCCGCCGCCGCTCTCGCCCGCGCCGGTCACGCTGTAGCCGCCGGCGATGACGACCGTGCCGAGCCGCAGTTCGAGATCGGCGTCGTCGAAGATCGGGAAGGGAAAGGCGAAGTCGGTGCGCGCGCCGTCGCCGACATACTGCACGCGCGGCGCGACATCGCCGATGCGGATGTGCTCGGCCATGGAAAGGGGCGCTCCTGGGATCGGGGGCGAGAGGGGCGGCTATGGCCCGTTAGACAAGGCCGAAGCGGGTCGGTCCGGCGGGTCTTTTGCGCCCCGGCGTCGTCAGGCGGCTTGCCGATGGAACCACCATCGGCTGCGCCACCTTCCTAGCCAGGACACAAAATCCCTCGCCGGCCCTCAGCCGCCGGCCTCGTCTAACGGGCCCTAGTCCAGCAAGCTGCGGAGCGCGCCGGCGGCGGTCGCGCCGCTGCGCAGCCAGGGTGTGAGCGAGCCGTCATCGTTCAGCAGGCTGCGCCGCCCGGCGGCGAGCCGGGCAGAGAACAGCGCGAGCTGATCCGATTGCGCGGCGGCTGCGTCGCGCCGGAGCCCTGCGGCCAGTGCGGTGGCCGAGCCTTCATCAGGCTGCACGCCGCCGGCGGCGAGCCGCGCGCGTGTTGCGGCCAGGGTGCCCGCCAGCCTGGCGTCGCGCTGGCGCTGCTCCGCTGCCTGCTGGGCGGCGAGTTGCTGGCTGCGCAGATCATTCTGCGCGGTGGCCTGTGCCACTTGCTGGCGTGCCTGCGCGGCCTGGACCTGCGCCTGACGCTGCATGCCATAGATGGACGCGCCGGCGCCGAGCACCGTCGCGATGGGGGCGATCTGCGCCATCAATCGTTCATCCTTGTATCCGTCGTCACGGACAGCAGCGTGAGCGGCAACGGCGTGTCGCCTTCCACGCGCCAGAGCGGCGCCATCGCATCGCGCCGCCAGCCCAGCGCGCGCAGCGTGACATCGCCGGTGAAGGGCGGCGGCGCGGCATCCAGCAGCGCGGTGTCGAGCCGTCGGAATGGCACTGGCTGCACGCCGCGGCCGAGATCGACCGAAAACGCCGGCGTCGTGAGCAGCCGGAAGGTAACCGAGACCAGACGCAGCGGTGCGGCCGCGGCGCCGCTGCCGGTGGCCAGTTGCGGCGGCAGCGGTTCGATCACATGGGTGAAGGGAAGGCCGGCCTGCACGGCGCTCGCCGGCGGGTCGAGGGTGATGCGGCCATTGGCGACCAGTGCCAGCGCGCGTGGCGCGCCATCGGCCAGCACGCCGGCCTCCAGACCATTGAGATGCGAGAGGCCGGTCCATTCATCCTGCGGCGTCGCGGCGCTGCCCGCGAGCGCGGCATCCAGGCCGAGCGCAGCGTCGAAGCGTTCCAGCCGGTGCGTGCCGGCGCGCTCCACCACGGCATAAACGCGGCCATCCGTCTCCGCGACGGCGCGGAAGGCGCCCTGCGTTTCCTGCCGGGTCCAGGCGATGACTTGTTCGGCGCGGTAGAGCGTCAGCGTGCCGAGGCTGCCATCGGCCATAACCAGATGCAGCAGACGCTCGGTCTGGTCATAGGCCATGGAGACCGGCGCCGAGATCAGGTGCCGCCCGATCAGCGCAAGGTCATTCGCCTGATAGGCTTCGCCGACCTCGGTATAGGCGAATTCATGCACGGCGCGGCCCGATCGCGCGACGAAGACGGTGGAGCCGTCCACATCAACCGGCGGCACCATGCGGTCCACCGGGCTGCCGATGCGCGTCTGCCGGCTGAGCTGGATGGAGGCCGGTGTCAGCGGGTCGCCGGTGACCATCCATTCCGCGCCGGAGGTGAAGACCTGCAGGTGCCGGCCGGAGAAGACACCGCGAATGGCGTTCACCTGGTCCGACATCAGCGCGAATTCGATACCCTCGTCGTCGAGGCCGGTGCCCTGGTCGAAATCGCCGAGGTCCCCGCTGCGCGACAGGAACAGCCGGTTCGGCAGGTCGCGCGATCCGCCGAGCACCAGCCGGGCCTGGTGGAAACAGGCCGTCACGGGCCAGCCGCGGGCGGCGCTGAAGGCGCTTTCCTCCCAGTCTGTGGTGGGGCTCGTGGTCGCCAGCGTATCGAGCACGCTGCCCGTGGCGTTGCGCGGGCCCGCGATGGCGGCGACCAGCACGCGCTTGCCGCCAAGCTTGATCCGCGCGCCGACATGCCCGGCGCGGAACACATCCGCGGAAGCTGTCAGCGCGATGACGCCGGCCGTGCCGCTGGGTGTGATCGTCGTGTCGGGGTGGAACAGATGAAACGGCTCCCGCGTGAAGGCGAAGTCGGCGAGCGTCCAGGCGGTGTGGCCGGTGCGGGTGATGCGCTTCGGCGCCATCTCCGGGTGAAACAGCAGCAGCGTGTCGGCATTCTGGGTGAAGGCGAGCTGCGGCAGCATCGCCGCTGTCCAGGGCGCGGGGAGCGAAGCGACCTCGGCATCGCCGATGAAGACCTGCATCCGCGCATCGCTCAGCGCCAGCAGATAGGTCTGCTCGGTGTTGAACTCGAAGGCGATCAGCCGCGCAGGCCCGGGCAGGGTGGCGACATGCCGCAGCCCCGGGCGGCGCGCGACGCCGCCGGTCGGCTGGATGACGACATTGCGCAGCCGGCGCGCGCCATTCTCGAAGGCGCGGAGATCGGCGCGGCCATAGAGCTCGGGCGCAAGCTCGCCAGCAGCGAAGCTCGACTTGGCGCGGCGGGTGGCGGCGGGCATCGCGTCAGCCCCTCACATCCACAAGCGGGAAGCCTTCGAGTGCGGGCGGCGTGTCCTGCTGGCTGTCCACCTTGCGCGCGGCGCGCAGCTCTTGCTCCGCCAGGCGGAACAGCACCTCGGCGCGGGCGGCGCTTTCGGTGAGCGGCAGGCAGAATTCGGCGGCGAGGCGCGCGACGAGTGCGGCGGCGAAGAAGGGCGGGAAGGCGCTTTCGTCGGGGCGGAAGATGTAGGTCAGCGTCACTCGCGGTGCATCCGCATGCAGGCGGCCTTCATGGATGCGATAGGCGATGCCCCGCCCGCGCCCATCGCCGCCGGCGGAGAGCGCGCGGAGGAAGCCGGTTGGCAGCTGGAAGGCCTGCGCGAAATCGGCGATCGGCGCCGCGGCCAGCCGCGCCAGCGCGGCCTGGCCGGTCGCGAAGGACCAGGGATGGGCCGAGAGCACGGCGTCGCGCAGGCCGGGATAGAGGTTGGCGGCGACCTCCGCCTCCGCCGTGCCTTCGGTCAGCGAGGCGATCGGCTGGGCGCCGAGACGCAGCAGGGCGCGCGAGCAGAGCGCGAGGGCAGTCAGCGACATGGCGGGATCCGTGCTGGGGGATGTTGGGCAGGCGGGACCCTCCCCCGCTGTGGCGGGGGAGGGCGCTAGCGGGCGCGCGCCCGTGCCTTATTCCCGCGCGCGCATCCGCACGACGCCGCCATCATCCACGAGGACGGCGCCCTGGCTCATCATGTTGGAGACGAAATGCGCCGCGCGGTCGCCGTGCCAGGAGACGTCGGTCTGCACCTCCGACGCCGCGGCATGGCCGATCGCGGTCTTGTGGTAGAAGTAGCAGTAGCGCAGCGCGCCGGCCTTGGTCAGGCCGGAATGCGGCATCCACAACGCGCCGAGCCAGCGCTTCGCCTGCGTGCCGCGCCAGGGCAGCTCGCCTTCGCCGACATATTCCGAAGAAGCGAATTCATCGATCGCGAGCAGCTGGCTCCACTGCTTCCAGCCGACCACGGCGTAGCGCTGGCCGTCATCGGGCACATCCGCCGCGCCCAGCATCTCGAAGGCCAGCAGCACCTTCTGCTTCGTCAGCCCGTCTGTGTCGGTGGTGCCAGTGGCGGTGCCGAGCGCTTCCTTCGTGCCGGTGTCCAGCGCCGCGATGACCAGCTCATCGGTCTTGCGGCCGAGCGCATAGGCGCCCGCATTGGCGATCACCTCGCGCTCATCGAGGTTGGTCTTCAGCTCATCGAGCCGGTCCACCCAGTCGCCGGCATAGTAGTCCTGCAGCACGCATTCGACCTGCGCGTGTTCCAGGTTCATCACCGGCACGCTGCCATGGCGCGTCTTGGCCGCGGCCGTGCCCTTGCCGACCTTCGGGAAGAAGGTGGAGGAACCAGCGACGCCGGTCTTGCTGCGCACGGTCGGGCGCAGCTTTGAGCCCTGGCGCTGATAGGCCTCGTGCACCTCGGCCTGGAACTGCTTGGTGAAGACGGCGTCGATATCGGTGCTTGCGGGCATGGTCGCCCTCCTTCAGTCGCGGGTTGCGGGACGCGCCCAGACAGCCGTTCTCCCCGTGGTTTCTCCCGGGGGGGCGGCGCGGCGGGCACACAGCCCGCAGGCCCGGGAGCCGGGTTGGATGCGGGCGAGGTCGTGGATGTCGTCGGGGCGGATGGGGGCCGGCAGGCCCACGCCATCCGCCCCGTGGCCGCCGCGCGGTCAGGGGCACCACGCGGCGGCACCGGCCCCCCCCGCCCCCGTGCAGGCGCGGC